AAACCAGATGATCAGATTGGTTTTATAGCTCAACAAGTTGAAGCAGTAATACCAGAAATAGTTAGTGATATTAAAAGTATTGATGGCGTTGATACTAAGGTTGTAAATTACCAAGCTGTTATTCCGGTATTAGTTGAAGCTATGAAAGAACAACAAAACCTTATAAATAGATTAGAAGCGAGATTAAACGCGCTTGAAAATAAAGGAGAATAACAAATGGCTATTACTAAAACTAAAACATTAGTTGATATTAGAATCTGGCCTGCAGTACTTGCTGACGGTCCATCAGATTCGAACGATTCATATAGTTCAGTGGCTGTAACATATTTAGTTAGTATAGATGATCCAGACGACTCTGAACTTCCTATTGAAAATTATGTACATACATCTATATTAAAGTATGATAGTGAAGGTGTTGTTTCAAATTACAGCTCAGAAGCTTCGCTGGTTCAAATCGTATGTGACGCAATTTGGATTTAACTTAAAAATAAATAGATATAAATAGATATATAAATTAAACTAGGAGAAAATTATGTCAGTGACATATGAATTATTAGAAGAATTTACTGGATCACGGTCCAGTGAAGGACCAGATCCGGATAACGAAGGTGAAACAATCACAACAGTATTAGAAGTTACAGATGTTCATGTTAGATTTACTTGTAGCGAGACTGATATTGTTCATGAGCGTCATGTTAATGTCACATACACCGATGGCGAGTACGATGCAGAAGCTACAGCTGAAGTTATAACATCTGTTGGTATGGGTGTTGCACACAAAATCGCAGTTGGCGTGATTAGCTAATAGAGGAATCTAAAAATGGCTAAACCTAATAGTAGAACCACATTAATAGAATACTGCTTAAGATCTTTAGGCGCACCCGTTGTTGAAATTAATGTTGACGACGATCAGGTTGAAGACAGAATTGACGAAGCTTTACAGCTTTTTCAACACTATCATGCCGATGCTATTGAAAAAGTATTTCTAAAGCACCAAGTGACTGGAACTGATATTACTAATGGGTATATCAGTATACCTGATTTAGTTACAGACGTTGTTAGCGTACTTCCGATAAGACAAACCAATAGCGGCGGCGGAATGTTTGATCTTCAGTATCAAATGCATTTAAACGACACACAAGCTCTTGGATATATGGGATCATTGGTAGAGTATGAAATGACTCAACAATGGTTGGCTCTAGCAAATATAATTATGGATCCTGATGAAAAACATATTAGCTTTGACCGACATAAAAATCAACTAAGAGTTGACATGGATTGGTCTAAAGAAGTAGCAGTTAATGATTACATCATCGTTGAATGTTATAGAATATTAGATCCAGAAACGTACAATGATGTTTATAACGATTACTTTTTAAAGCGTTATGCTACAGCTTTAATAAAGCAACAATGGGGAATTAACCTATCTAAATTTGAAGGTATGGTAATGCCCGGCGGAGTAACTTTTAATGGCAGACAAATATTAGAAGATGCTAAAGAAGAGCTTAAAGAATTAAACGAAGAAATTAGATTGAACTGGGAACAGCCAGTCGATTTCTATACGGGGTAACGAATGCCTAGAAGTGTATATTTCTCTCAATCAGTAGCTTCAGAGCAATCTGTTTATGAAGATCTAATAATAGAATCTCTTAAAATATATGGACAAGACATCTATTATATTCCAAGAACTTTAGTTGATAGAGACACAATCTTGGGAGAAGATCGAGCTTCTAAGTTTGACGAAGCGTATATGATTGAAGCTTATATTGAGAATCCTGAAGGTTTTGATGGGTCTGGCGATCTATATCAAAAGTTTGGTCTTGAAATAAGAGACGAAGCTACGTTTATTATTGCACGTAAACAATGGACTAATTTAGTAGGTGTATGGAATAACGCGGTAGATAGTATAAGACCAATGGAAGGCGATCTTATATTCTTACCAATGACTAATAAATTCTTTGAAATATCGTTCGTTGAACATGAACAACCATTCTATCAATTATCAAACTTACCAGTCTATAAACTTAATTGTAGTCTCTTCGAATATAATGAAGAAGATTTTGATACTGGTGTTGATGCTATTGATATTACAGAACTTAAGAACACGTATCAAGTTCCAATTACTGTAAGTTTAACTGGTGGTAATCATTTTGTTAATGGTGAAATCGTAACGCAGGTTATCACAACAGATCCTGCTGTAAGCGTGTATGGAACTATACAGACTTTAACTAAAACGACTAATAATATAGCAACTATTAGCGTATCTAATATTGGAGTTACTGGTTCTACTGAAGCTAAAGATTTTATAATATCTCCGACTTTAGGTTTAACTGGAAGTATATCTACAAACACATGCTTTATTACTGCTGTTGATGACGTTGCTGATAATACGACATTCCCAAGCGATGGTGGAGCAAGCAATAATGCATTTGAATTAGAAGCTGATGGATTTTTAGACTTTACTGAAAATAATCCGTTTGGTGACCCATCGGAGACTAACTAATGTTTGGTAATCATTTTTATCATGCTACAATGAGAAAGGCTGTTGCTGTTTTTGGAACATTATTTAATGACATTAGTGTTATTAGACAAGATGGTAATGGTAATGTTCTTAATCAGGTTAAAGTTCCGTTGGCGTATGGACCTAAGCAAAAGTTCTTAGCTAGATTAGATCAAAATACTAATAGCGATGCTTCTATGGCAATTAAACTACCAAGGATGGCCTTTGAGATTACTAGTTTAGATTTAGATTCTTCTCAAAAACTAGCTAAAAGAAACACTATATCAGAAAATCATGCAACTGATTCTACTAAGAAGAAGACTTTAAAGCAACAAGTTGCGTATAACATTAATATGACATTACACATTCTTGCTAAAAATCAAGATGATGGTCTACAAATAGTAGAACAGATCTTACCATATTTTCAGCCAGAATATACAATTTCAATAACACCAGTTTCTGGATTTCAGTATAAACAAGATGTTCCAATTATATTGACTGGGGTTACTATAAACGATGATTATGAAGGTGACTTTCAAACTAGAAGAGTCTTAGCATATCAACTTGACTTTACAATGAAAATGAAATTCTTTGGACCAACGTCAAACCAGGGTATTATCAAAGAAGTTAACTTTGACTTCAACTCTGATGTTGGTGGCGAAAACGTATTAGAAAATATGGATTTCACAATAACACCAACTAACGCGGATGAGAATGATAACTATACAGTTAACGTAAGTATAACATAGGTACATTATGAATAAATTAGATAAGATGCAGGCGAGCCTGAATAATAACTTACCTGAGAAATCAAAAGAAAAATCCAATGAAGTCGTTTTAACTAAAAATCAAAAAGAAGTTAAAGATGATTACGAATATTCTAGAAAAACGTACAAAGACCTCATTGATACTGGAGTTAGATCTTTAGACGTTCTTGCTAATCTTGCTGCAGAGTCTGAACATCCAAGAGCGTTTGAGGTATTATCTAAATCCATAAAAGATATTGGAGATGTTACAGATAAACTTATGGCTCTTCAGAAAAATAAACAAGACTTGTCTGGTGAAGCTCCAAATAAAAAACCAGTTACTAATAACAACTTGTTTATTGGTAGTACTACTGATCTACAAAGATTATTTGCTAAATCTGATAAAGAAGCAAAGGATAAGGAAAAGATTATAGATGTCACGCCTAAAAAATGATGAAGGATACATGGGCAATCCACACGTTAAGCGTGATGGGGTAGAGTCCGAATTTAGCGAAGAAGAGATTAAAGAATACAGAAAATGTATGATGGATCCTGCTTATTTCGCTAAAAAATATTTAAAGGTTATATCGTTGGATGATGGTTTAGTACCATTCAATCTATACGATTATCAAGAAAATATGTTTTCTCATTTTAATGATAATAGATTCTCTATTGTTTTGGCATGTCGACAATCTGGTAAATCTATTGCTGCTGTTGGTTACTTACTTTGGTATGCATGTTTCCATTCAGAAAAAACTATTGCTATATTAGCAAACAAAGGTGCTACAGCTCGTGAAATGCTAGCTCGTATTACTCTTATGTTAGAGAACCTACCATTCTTTTTACAGCCTGGTTGTAAAGCGTTAAACAAAGGTTCAATAGAATTTTCAAACAACTCAAAGCTTATTGCTTCTGCTACTTCTGGTAGTTCTATTCGTGGCCTTTCTATTAACTTATTGTTCTTAGATGAGTTTGCTTTTGTTGAAAACGATGCACAGTTCTATACATCAACGTACCCAGTAGTATCATCTGGTAAAGATACAAAGGTTATTATAACGTCAACTGCTAATGGTATTGGTAACATATTTCATAGAATATGGGAAGGTGCTACTACATACACGAATGAATATAAAGCATTTAGAGTTGATTGGTGGGATGTACCAGGAAGAGATGAAGCGTGGAAAGCTCAAACAATTGCTAACACGTCTGAATTACAGTTTGATCAGGAATTCGGTAATAACTTCCATGGTCGTGGTAATACATTAATAGACGCTGGAGATCTTTTAGCTCAAAAATCTCAAAGACCAATGTCATTCAATGAAAACCTGTTTATGTATGAACCACCAAAAGAAGGCCATCACTATGTAATGACTGTTGATGTCGCGAAAGGTCGTGGTCAAGATTACAGTACATTTACCCTTATAGATACATCAGTAGAACCATTTAAACAAGTTTGTGTATTTAGAGATAATAATATATCACCGATGTTATTACCTGATATAGTGTATAAATACGCTATGGTATATAATGAAGCTTAT